TTGTATTTAGAGGATGTTTTAAAAGAGTTTTTATACCATATCGACATTCAAAATTACTCCAAGAGAACGCAAAAAGGGTACAGAAATAACAATTTAGCGTTTCTTAAATATTTGTCTAATGAATTTCAAATTGATGAGTTGGAAGATGTGCGAACACAACATATTAAATCTTATCTCATGTATCTCAAGAACAAAGGAAGAAAGGAATCATACGTCAACACTATTCTAAAAAGTATTCGTGCCTTTTTTAATTATTGCGTTGAAGAAGGTTATATTACACAAAAACAAAATCCATGTATAAGTGTGAAATGGATGAAAGAGCCAAAAACATTAATCAAGACATTTTCTGATGATGAAATTGTGAGAATGTTGAATGTTTATAAAATGACTACCTACATGCAAGCACGTAATAAATTGATTCTCATGATGTTCATTGACACGGGCATTAGAGCAACTGAACTTTGTCAACTCACGCATAATGACATATTTGAAACCACGATCAGAATACATGGTAAAGGCAACAAGCATAGATACATTTACATCAGCCCGATGCTGAAAAAGTACATGATTAAGTACGAGCGAATAAAAAATGAACACTTTAAAGATTCAATTCAAGAATATAGTAATTATTTTCTTTCGTATCGTGGCAAACCATTGACCGTTGAAGCGGTAGAAAGAGTGGTAAAAAATGCTGGAGAAAAAGCGAAAGTGCGGAAAAACATTCGTTGTAGTCCGCATACCCTGCGTCACTGTTTCGCACAACAACAATTAAGAAATGGATTAGATTTGTATAGTTTAAGTCGTTTGTTAGGGCACGAAGATATTCAAATCACTAAACGTTATTTGCAAAGTATTGAGGATGAACAAATTATTGAGATCGGAAGAAATACAAGTCCACTAATGAATCTAAAACGGAGATAATCAAATGGAAACTTTCGGCACACTTACATTTATCAATGAAAAACCATTTCTTGAACTCGAAATTGGGGAACTTGTTGCATTAAATAATTCGTTCATTGTAGAAGATTTAAACGGTCAAACAATTGCACTGAATGAAAGTTATGCAGGAAAGCAAATAGTAATCAGAAAGGCGGTAGCGTAAATGAAAACAATTAAAGTGACGGAAAAGGAACTCGCGACATTAAAATCAGCGGTTTGGGCGCAATTACAAAATATCAATCGTGACATCCGTATTGCACAAGAGAAAGGGAAAGATGCTTCATTTCTTCTTGAATTGAAAAGAGAATTTGAGGAAGTATTTGAAGCATTAAAGTATGCAAATTAAAGAAAGGACGAAAGGGGATAAGAACATGAAAGAATATCTAATTCTTGCAGACGTGAAAACAACAGTTTCTATGAAAGTGAAAGCAAATAATCAACAAGAAGCGGAAATGATTGCACAGCGCCAATTAAATGATTTATCAGTGGCAAATATTAAATTGCATATTGAAAACTTAAACGGTGAAGTTTTGAAGCCGAATGTCGAGAATTTTGAAATACAAATCAATAATATCGAAGAAGAATAACAAAAAATCGGGAGTGGATACCGCAAATATCCACTCCCAAAAGGATAGACACAACTAAACATACGCCTAATTAAATCCTACAATTTTTAAAAAGAGAAATCAAGTAGGTTTATTTAGTTGTGTCTGTCCTATCGAACATATGTTTGATAGGAGGCAGAAAAAATGAAAGCAGGCAATATTGAGCAATTCAAGCATTTGTCACAGTTTCGTGATTTAAAAGATTTTAACAATAACATCGAGCAGTGGATGATTGATGTAAAATCTAAATTCACTAAATCGGAACTGATCGCATTAAAGCGTTTAATTAGATTTAGCGCAAAAGTCGCTGGCGTTTGCAATGCAAAAATTCAAACGCTTGTTTCAGCATGTCATGAAGCAGGGCAGGAAATTTCACGTTCTACTTTTGAGCGTATGTTGCGAAAAGCGAAAAAATTCGGTCTTGTGATCGTCTACAATACACAAAAAGAAAACGGACGACAAGCACACAATGTCTATGTATTTCAGCGCTACACTTCTGTTGACGTAACAAAAAACGCGACAATTGACGGAGCAGAAAACTATCATTCTTCTTTTGAAACTAGCAATCATGATAATAATAAACGTACAGAAAACGTCGATCAGAATACACCATCTAAAAATATGTCTGACAAAAAATATCTCGACGCTTCATATACTTCTTCAAGAGTGCCAACACAGTTTCGTGATTTTGTACGTTGTTTCTGGAATGATTTTCAAATTATAGAAGAATTTTGGAAGGTTATTCAAATTCAAACATACTACTACACATATATGAGTGTTCGAGATAAAGTTGAACTTGCTATTTCAGCGCTAAAACAAATGATTCGCAATATCAAACGTGGGCGTAAAATTCAAAACATTTTCGGCTATTTCTATGCGATTGTGTCAGCGATGCTTGATCGTGAAGCACAAGAAGTGTGGCGTGAAATGATGGAGGATATAGAAGTAGCGTGAAAGTGACGGAAAAAACGGGAGAAATTAAGGATTTTTCACAGAATATATAATTATGAGGAGGTAAATTTTCAATTTACGTCAGAAAAGCGGGAGAAATTAAAGAATTTTTGTAGTATGAAATATAGTGAGGGGATATAATTTAAGGAAAAACCGTAAAAATTTTTCATTTCGCCTTTATATATTATTGAGGGGTATATACTTTACGCGAAAAAGTGACAAAAAAAGTACTTGAATTATTACTATATATAGAGTGGGCACTTCTCAAGAAAAATAAATTTTCAGAAAATTACTTTTAGCCCTAGAGCGACAAGGGATTGAAGCGATTTTGAGACAATACTTGTTTAAGGAAGGTAAACAGTCAATTTGCAAAAAATGCGATAGTTACAGGAAAAAATAGTGAAAAATTAGGACTTTTTCACAGAATATATAATTATGAGGGGTAAATCGTAAAAAAAATCGTAAAAAATTTTCATTTTAAAAGCTATATTATGAAGAGTATAAAATTTTTTAATAAAATATGTCGCTATATATGAAGGGGTAAAAGGTTGACTTTATTAAAAAATGTACTTATTTATGAAGAGGTATTTTTCATTCGTTGCCGATTCAATCGACAATGAATGAAGGGTATCTCCTTCGATATTTTGTTGTCTAGTGTCATATTTAATTAATTCTTGTTTCATTTCTTAATCCTCCACTTTCTTATTATTAGAGTGAACTTTGCTCACTCTTTTATTTTTAAAATCAACGTACAAGGTGTTTTATTAGATTCATCTTGTACGTTTATTTATAAATTTGCTGACTAATTCGCTGTTTTTTTTGATATTCGTTTGTGGCGGTTGGTCGGCTTTAAAATGCCTATAGGCAGAAAACGAATATCCTACATGCACATGATCTTTTTTTTCTGAAAGTGTTTTCTGCATGTGTATGTAGATAAAAGAAGCACGGGCGAAAAACACTTTCGGCTACACAATGATGAGGTTTGGGCATTTCGATTCGTTGTGTAGTATGTTCTGTGTATGAGGGATTTAATGGGTCAGTTGTTTCAACGATGCAAAAAAATGCTCATGAAGTGTAGAGTTTCTGCACTCCTTTCAACTTTTTGTTTTGCAACTTCTTCATTACTTCTTTGCTTTTTCGCCTCCATTTTCTTGAGAGTGGGCTTTTGCCTACTCTTTTTTTGTTTAATTTTTACTCATATTTTTTAATCTTTTTAGAAAGGAGGCGTTGACAAATGGACATTTCATCTATTTCAATTGAACAATTCGCAAGTAATGGAGTATTTGCGCTTCTTTTCGTATGGTTGCTTGTCGATACAAGAAAAGAAGCAAAAGAGCGTGAAGAAAAATTAATACAACAAATCGAAAAACAAAATGAAGCACAAGAACGTATCGTTCAAGCAATCGAACGAATCGAACAAAAAATTGAAAAATTGGAGGTGTCGATAAATGGCTGAAATTACAGCAAGTGCTTATCAAGCGTTAAGAAACTATATTCAAAACAATTGGAAATACATTGAACTTCGTGACGATATGGGTAATGCAATTGTACGTCTTTCGCCTTCTGACAGTCGGGTGAAATGGATCCACAACGCAGGCGATCAAGTATTAAAATTGCAAGTCGTCATTAAAGGTTCTGATGCTGATATTACGAAACCGAAAACATTTGCATCAAGCGCAATTTACGATGTTGCAACAGGCGGTCAACCTTATTCAATTGAATCATTCACACCTTTTACGATACAAAGTGACATGGATGAATTAACAGTGATTCATGAAATTCAAGTGCCGAAAGTGTGATAATTATGCTAGGCGCAGGAACGCAATCGAGTCCTTATATCATTCAAACACCGCAAGATTTACATAATGTTAGAAATAACCTAACTGCTTATTATGAATTAGGTAATGATATTGATATGGGCAGTTGGGGGAATTTTGTTCCGATTGGAAAAGATACAAAAACATTTTTTAAAGGAACTTTTGACGGTAAAGGACACAAAATAAAAAACTTAACTATTAGTGAATCAACGGGTTATGTAGGATTGTTCGGCTATATTAATAATGCTACAACGATTATTAAAAATGTTGGAATTGAAAATTGCAATATATCGGGCGGAAATGTTGCAAACTGGATTGGTGGAATTGTTGGTCAATTAAGTAACGGTACAATTGAAAACTGCTTTGTGACAGGAACTGTACAAGGAAAATATATGATCGGTGGAATCGTTGGTCAATTCCTAAATGGTACTATTAAAAATTGCTATTCACATGCAAGCATAACAGGATTTGGACGAGTTGGTGGATTAGTAGGTTACATTGGATCATCTACAGCAAAAGTTAAAAATAGTTATTCAACAGGAAGAGTAATACATACTGAAACAGGAACAGCATATCCTGCTGGCGGGTTAGTCGGAGATAATACTTCAACAACCAACGTATTTAATTCATACTGGGATATTAATACAAGTGGTCAAACAATCTCAGAGGGTGGAACAGGATTAACTACTGCACAAATGAAACAACAATCATCATTTGAAAATTGGGATTTTCTGAATACATGGGGCATAAATGGGGATTATCCATATTTGCAAGTGTTTGGAGTACCCACAAAAAAACAAACGGTCAACCTTCAATCATATGTAAATCCTTTATATTCAAAATTGAGTAAAACAAATAAATCAACGAAACAAACACAATCATTTTTAAATAACATTCAGACGCAAATACAACGTCATACACGCACGAAAAAGACAATATCGACTTATATCCTTCAAATTGAAACAAGCGTTCAGAAGTCAAATAGAACGGTTAGAAGTGTAACACAACAGGTCACAAGTTATATGAATCCTATTGGTTCAATTGTTGAACGCAAAACAAAGACAATTAAGCAATTATTATCTTATGTTGATAACATTCAATCCAATGTAAACGTAATTGCTCCGATAAGAAATAAAACTGTAAATGCTTATATAACTGTATTAGAAAATCCTTCAATTGTACAATTCGAGGAAAATTTTTCAAATACATATACTTTTGAAAATCATTCAACTGTACAGTTTGAAGATAATCTTTCCGATATATACGCAATTGAAAATCCTTCCAATGTGGAGTTTTAAATTAATTATGTATGGTGTGAAGATGTGGAGGTGATGTAATGGCACTGGCAGGCGATACAGTACGATTGAAATGTCATTTTAAAACGTTTGATTGGCAAAATATTGATCCTGCTGACGTGAAATTAAAGATTTATGATAAGAATAAACAATTGATTGAAGAAATTTTACTTACAGACAACGACAAAGAAAATGTTGGTGTCTATTTTTATGATTATGTACTCCCGACAAATCAAAGTGAAATTATCTTTGAATTTTCGGGAGTTTACAATAACAAGCCGATTCTTGTTAGAGATTCAGTCAAAATTGAATTTAATTAAAAAAAAGAAAATGGAGGGTAGATAGTATGAATGAAAATGAAAAAGTAATTCAAGAACAACAAGAAACAGAGCAACAAACAGCACAACAAACAGAACAGCAACAAGAACAAGAACAACAAGTCGATATGAAAACATATCTCGAACTTGTCGAGAAAGTATCTAAACTTGAACAGAAACTATCTGATGAAGCAGAAAAAGCGAAAAAAATCGCTGAAAAAGAGCAAGAACTATTTCAAAAACAAGTGCATTTGACATTGAAAGAAAATGGTTTGGAAAAATTTTCTGATATTGTAAAAGTTAATGATGAAAATGAATTGGCTGATGTTGTGAAGAAACTTCAAAATATCGTCAATGAAATTCGTATCGAAAGTGGTTACGTGCCTTCTGATCATGTCAAAACTGATGAATATAGCGTATATGAAAAGAAAAAAGATGTTGCAGGTATGATTAGCGCGAAATTATCGAAATTATTTCAATAATAAATAATATAGGAGGATGATATTATATGTTTAAATCTACTAATTTTACGAATGCTGAACTTGTCAATCTTTCTAAAGAAATCGCGGTCGTCGGAGTACAAGCAACACCGTTGACTTCTCTGCTTCTCGCAAAAGGGTTTGAAAAAGCGACATCTACAATTTACACATGGCGCGAAAAAACTCTTTCTCATGATGAAGATATTACGTTTGCAGAAGGTAGCGAAACAACTGTATTTACAGAAAGCGCACGTCGTGAACTCAACAATGTGCTTGAAATTTTCAAGAAGGGCGTGAGTGTTTCTGGTACGGCTCAAGCGATGCAAACAGCGCAAATTTCAAGCGAAATTAGTGACCGTCTTTTCGAACTCAAAGCAAACATTGAGAAAAAATTCATTAACGGCGTGAAAAATGACGGTTCAACAAGCGGAAAACGACAAATGGGCGGACTTATTTCGTTCGCTGATCCTGCGAACGCTGTCAATGTAACTGATACAGTCACAGAAGATACAATTAAAGAGGCAATGAGAAAACTTTGGATGCAAGACCTTGCTGAAGGTAATTATTACGCACTTGTTAATGCTGAAATTAAAGAACAAATTGATAATATCTACAAAGATCGTTATTCTTATCAACACAAAACTAACGAATTCGGGCTTGTAGTAGATTCTATTACAACGAATTACGGCACATTGAATATTCTTCTTTCTAAACATGTGCCGGCCGATAAAATGGTTGTATTTAATGACGCATATGTACGTGCTGTATTTTTGCGTGAGCCGATTTTTGAACCGCTTGCCAAAACCGGCGACAGCGTCAAAGGTCATGTCATCGCTGAAGCAACATTAAAGGTTGCAAGCCCGAAAGCCGTTGCGGTTGTAACGGTTGCTTAATTAAATACATAGCCAAAAAGGGGGCACTTGCTTAATGCTTGTGTCCTCTTTTTTTTATATATTTTTTACTCATATTTTTGAAGAAAAGGAGTGAAAGGAAATGAATATCAAATTGCGTGATGAGTATTTACTCAAGCGCAGAAAAAAGAGAATTTCACAAAAAGAACTGGCAGAATATCTTCAATGTTCACAATCACTTTTAAGTCGCTATGAACGCGGCGAATGTGGCATGAATCGAGAAAAAGAAAAGAGATATAGAGAATATATCGATCAAAAATAAAATTGACGTTTTATAGAAAAAAAGAAGATGGAGGTGAAAAAGTGAAAGAAGTAAGAAATACGTCATGACCGCCTCCTTTTACTCTAAAATCATAAAATTTTCTTTGGAGTAAAAGGAGGAAACAGCCCTTCAATAATGAAGGGTTGTCAAAGGGTTATTGACGAAAAAAATCAATATTTATTTTGAGTTTTTCTAAAAGGATGGCGGGAGTATTTCTCTTCTCTTCACTGTATTACATGAAAAAAAAATTGAAAGAGAAATTCCCGAAGTGGTGTAGTGATTATACACCGAAACAAAATACGCTTATTTTAACTGATGATTTAGATTCGCTTGTAGGTTGCGCTATTGAAAAATACGTCAAAGAAAATGAAATCAATTACTTTTACGATTTTAATAAGATATTCGTTGCTGATAAAGAAGATAAACGGAAAGCAGTCGCAATTGACCTTGCTTTGCATAAAGGAAAATCTTGGTGCAATCATGTAGTAAGAATTAATGAAAATGACTATGTGAATCCTCTTACTGCGAATATCAATGCTTTATTGAAGATACATGCAGGTAACTACACAAAGAAATATGCTATGTCCACAACATTAATCATGTGGAGTTTTTATAATTTACCTTTACCAAAAAGCAAAGAGGGTAAGATGATACTTCTTGCAATTGATTCAAGTTTTCTAGGGCACTATTCTGATGCGTTTAGAAAAGTACATAATACATATTTATATTTACTTGGCTTTGAAGAATTAATTGATTTACTCAATGAAACAACAAAAGCCGATTATTTGCATCTTCAACAAAAGTACAATCTTAAATCAAAAATTAAATTAAATAAAGAAGGATATTTAGAAACTGATATTGCCCTTGCAGAATTGCAAAGGTTTTTTGATTTTCCGATAGAGTTACCTAGTAAGCAATTTACATTACTGGCACAATTCAAAACACAAGATGACTATACATATCGTATTCAATCGAAAGATCAAATATCAAATTTAATCTCTTTTGCGCTAACTAACACAAGAAAAATGAAATATACGACACTTTGCTAGGAGGAGGTAATCAAAAATGGCTAAAAATTATTTCTTTTGTTACGACAAACGGCTGGCTGATTTTTTGAGATATGAAAAGAATATTGAATACATCACGAAAGCATATGCAGATCGAACACTGAAGAAATTCTATCTTTTTTCTGTAACGGATGAACTTAATCAAGCGATCAAAGAATATCATGCTAGTGTAAAATCGGGCAAAAAAGTGACGAAAAATACACTAGTGTAAAAAACGGAAAAATTTTTCCCAAAATTACACTAGGGTGGTGTAAAAATCGGAAAAATTTTGCCGATATTTACACTAGGGGTGGTGTAATTTTCGGCAAAAAAATGACGAAATTTACACTGTAATACATAGAATACTACAAATACAAAGAAAACTTACTTACATAGAAGGATAGTTGAGTAAGTTTTCAGTTTTAAGTAAGTAGTTATTCAAAATTAGTTATTCAATAATCAGTTAATCAAGAAAGGGGAAATTGTATATGTTTATTAAATGTTATAATTCATTTGCTGATTATTCTTCACAATACAAATTAACACAAGATGAATTTTATATTTATTGCTATCTTTACACAAATAGAACATATGAAGAATATGTATTAACCAGTGTTGACTTAATTCATCAGACATTAAATATTTCTTTTAGCAATAAAGAATACAGCAATAAAAAAATCATTATGAATTGCTTATTAAATTTAAAACAAAAAGATATTATTTCATTTGAAGCCGATCAATTTAAAAATAATAATGCTTTATATATTACGTTTAATGAAATTGAAGCAAAAGGATATGAAATGCTTTCATACGAAAAATTCCGTTCATTTAAAAACGCAACGGATTGCTATATTTATTTCTGTGTGGCACGTTATCAAAAACTCAATGGTTTTGAAGCGTCTTATAACGAATGGGCAAATGTGCTTGGTGTTTCGAGAAAAACGGCTATTGAAATGATTGAAGATGCGGTGCAACGAAAAATCATTTTCAAGGAAACTGGAACATATACAGATGAGATGGTTGAGGATAGACAGCAAAAGAAACAAGAAAAGAATAGATACTATATTCAGAAAGTCGAGCAAAAAGAAAATGTTGCCGTTAAATCAGCAACATCATCTAAAGAAAACGTTCAAACTGTCCAAGAAAATAATACTACAAATACAACTAATGAGCAAGAACAACGAGAGCATAACTGGTATATTAAAGATTCGCAATTAACTGCTAATGATTTCTACATTTACTTAACAACAAATGACGAGAAATTGAAAAAGCAAGCAGAATTTAGAATTAATGCGATAAGCAAAAATGACAAAGGTAAATATATTGTTGATTCATTAATGAAAGAAGCACAAGAAAAAGTAAAAGATGAGAAGCGGAAACAAGAACAAGAAATGCTGAAACAAATGACAAATGCAGTGCGTTTAAAAGATGGCACTATTGTTGCGGTTGATGAAAAGAATATTGATTCAATTGATGTGAATGAGGTTGAACATATTTTCTATTCGTATTATGATCAACATCTCGAAGGATACGGAGAAATTGAAGGATTCCAAACAGGCAAATTAATAAATGGTAAATTTGTGTATGATGATCGTCCAGATATGATTCAGAGAGGTTGGGAACTTTATAAACAACACGTGAAAACAGGTGAAATGTTTACATTGTCAAAAAGGAAAGAGATCAAAGATCAAGTATTTAATGAATTTTTCCCACAACGGAAAGAAGATGAAACAAATATTAATAAATTTGTAGAAAAGAAGAAGAAAGAAAGAGAAATAATTGATATTGCTTCTATTGTTGTACAAGATTGGGAATTAGACGAAAAGAAAAGAGAAGAGGAACAAAAAGAACGCCAAGGACGTCAATCAAGATTATTACAATTTCTTGATGAGATGGAGAAAAAGCGAAAAGTATATAATGATGACGATGATTTAAGTTTTCTCGATGAATTAGATTAATGGGCTAGCAAAATGCTAGTCCTTTTTTATTTAATCAAAAAAATAAGGAGGAATCTTATATGAAAGAGTTTCAAGAGATCATAGAAAATATTGAAATGATGCAAATGCGTTTGTCGCTAATGAAGTTAAATCTTTTAGAACAGCAATTGATTACGAAAGAAATATTGTCAGACATAAAACATTTAGAAAAACATCTTGGCTCAAAGGAGGATAAATAATGAACATTCACAAAGCACTGTCAAAACTAGAGTGGCGAAAACGAGCGTATTTTATGCGGAAATTTCAAATACGATCACCAAAGAATGAACATATTTTAAATATGACAGACGAAGAGTTTCTCAAGTGGGCAAATAGAAAGTCGATGATCGTCTTTCGTAACTGGGAGCAAACGGATGAGTATTTTGAATTGTACATTTTATACATGAAAGGCAAAATGCAACGTGATCTTGAAACTATATATGATGTTGTCTGCGAAAAGGCGAAACAGGGTGATGAAAAAGCAGTGAAATTGTTTTTGCAACTTCATTCAGAAGTACAAAAACTACAACGTGAAATGAATCGAAAGCCGAAAGTGAAGAAAGATGAGCCGGCACAAGAAATTGACGATGATGATGACGATTTAGAAATTTAAAACAGACATATTTTCGTTTTTAAAGAGTGTCACAGGAGGTGAAATTGATTGACTAAAAGATTGACAAAAGAGCAGAAATTACAGATTATTATGAACGATTTTAAATTGTTTGCGAAGAACTTCATTAAGATCGTTGACAATAACGGTGATACTGTACCGTTTATTTTGAACGCTGAACAGTCGCAATTTATAGATGAAATGTCAAAATATAACATCATTTTAAAAGGGCGACAAATCGGCTTCACAACACTTTCACTAGCATACATGCTTTATTCAGCATGCACAAAGCCCGATACAAATTATATTATTATGACGCATCATGCAAGCGTCAGTAAATCACTTTTCGTTAAATTGAAGAAAATGTATAAAAATCTTCCTCATGATAAATATCCGAATTTGTTTCCGAAAACATTACTAAACAACAGAGATGAACTTTATCTCGACAACGGCTCACGTATCATTATTGCTACTGCCAACGGTGAAGATAGTATAAGTGGAAATACCTTCCAAATGATACACCTATCAGAAATGGCAAAGTATCCTGCTGATGTACAGGAAGAAATCATTGCAACATGTATTCCGGCTTTGGCGAAAAATGAATCTAGTGCAATTATTATCGAATCAACCGCTTATGGCTACAACACCTATCAAGAAATGTTCATGAAGGCATATAGGGATAAAGAGAGCGTATGGAAGGCACATTTCTATTCATGGCTTGCAAAAGCGTATGAGAAACAGTTTAAACATACGTTCGATGAAGCAGAAGCGTGGTTTCGGGCTAATAACAACGGCAGACGAATGACATACGAGGATTTAGAGCCGGATGAGCGAATTTTGCGTGACAAATACGGTGCTACATATAGACAATTGATGTTTAGACGTTATTACATAGCGACAAATAGTTTGGAAAAATTTAACAGGGAATTTCCGACTACACCCGATATTGCATTTGCGGAAAGCAATAAGTCAATCTTTGACACTGCAAAGATTATTGAACGATTGCATTATGTGATACCGCCACTTGAAACGAAAGATGTATATGATATGTTGCCCGATATTTTAAAACCATACATAAACAAAAATCTTTTTATCTTTCATTTGCCGAAACCGAAAGTAAGGCATTTTGCAGGTGTAGACGTTGCATCGGGTCAAGGCGGCGACTATTCAACGATGAGTATTTTTGACGCTGATGGACAGCAAGTCGCTTCATTCTATGCAAATGATATTCCTGTTTACAAATTTGCAGAGATTGTTGATGCTTTAGGAAAGTTTTACAATTATGCTTTTATATGTGTAGAGCGTAACTCATATGGCTTGCCGTTGCTTGAACGTTTGAGAAAGGATTACGGCTATTTAAATCTTCTTAAACAAAAAGTATTCGATCAGCGAGGAAAACAAAAAATGCAACTTGGTTTTCAGACAACAAACGTTACGAAGCCGATCATCATAAATGACATGAAAGAGATGTTTGAACTTAGCATGATTAACATTGAGTGTGTACGGACACTGGAAGAAATGAAAATATATCAAGAAGATGCGAAAGGGCGTACAAATGCGAAAAAAGGCGCGAAGAATCATGACGATTTAGTGATTGCTGTTGCAATGGCGGTACAAGCGATGAAACAAGGAAAATATTATGTTGATATTTGATAAAAGGGGGAATTTCTAAATGAATCTTCAACAATACATAAAAGAATATCATGAAGGGCGCGATGATTGGTTTATTGAAGAAGTGCAAAACGTATCAGCACAACAAAGAATTATGAAAGTGATGAATCTTAAAGAGTATCTCGACGGAAAACATAAAATCCTTCAAAAGTCAAATGAAAAATTTGGCGGAAAAGAATATGAGCCGAGAAAGATTGTTTTGAATCATGCGTTGACATTATTAAATTTTCAAACGAGTTTCCTTCTTCAAAATCCAATAACCATTACAGGAAAAGAGCGCATTGTGAAAGAATATCAACGAGTAAATAAGCAAGGTAAATATGATCGACTAAATTATAAGATTTTAGATAAGATGCTCAAATACGGGCAAGTGTATGAGTATGTATATTTTGATAAGAATGTAATCAAAAGCAAACTCATTGATGCAAGCGAAGCGTATCCTGTATACAATGATGAGAATGAAATGATTGCATTTGTTCAAGCGTACACTGTGAACGGAGTAGATTATTATATTTTATACACAGATGATACGGTTGAAACTTATGATAATAAAGGCGGAGAATTGCGCTTAACAGGAAGATATGCGAATTTGTCGGGATTGCCTGTCGTGTATAAAACGACAAATGAAGTGAATGAGAATGAAGGTAAAAGTGAACTTGAGAAATGGATAAGTATTTTAGATTCACTTGAAGATTTATTGAGTAAAGCAACGGATGCATATTACAAATTTATAACAGGGATTCCAGTTATTACAGGGCAGCAGTTGAAAGGATCACTTCCAGTCGATATTGTAGGGGCTGGATTGAATTTAGATGACGGAGCAACATTTGAATTTGTAAGTAATAAGTTTGATTCACAAGCGTTTGATACATTATACGAAACATTATTGAATGCGTTGTATACAGTAGCACATTTGCCTGCAATTGCAGTAGGTAGAACAGATATTAGTAATGTAAGCACAGAAGCAGTAAAAATGTTGTATCAACTCGCGATGATGAAGGCAGGACAGAATGAACAATATATAAGAGAAGGTATTGAGCAACGTTTTGAGAAGATTAGACGATTGCTCGAATATAAAGGCGTAACGTTTAGTGATGAGGAATTTGATTCATTAGGGCTTGTATTCCAGTATGCGTTGCCAAGTTCGGATAAGGAAGTAATCGAGAACATGAAAGCATTGCGTGAAATGGGTGCATTGAGTTTGCAAACGATGCTTGAACAGAATCCGTATGTTAATGATGTGCAACAAGAGATGATGAGATTGAAGGAAGAAAATAACACAATATCCAGTGTTATTGATAATAATTAGACACAAGATGTTGTGTTTAATTAAAATGTAAACGTGAAAAGGGATTAGGTTGACAAATGATATATCCGCCTGCTCGCGCCTGTTATGAATAGACGCAAAAAGCCAATTAAAAAAAGGGGGGTGCAGGGCAGGGCAGGCGGTCAAGTCCAACTTTGGACTTACTATGCGTGCAGATCGACAAATTTGACGTGATTTTTTTTATACATTTTTTATGTAATTACTGTATATTTTAGATCAAAAATGATAGAATCAAAGTTTTATCGAAACTTATATTTCACAAAGTTTATGCATTAGTAGATCATTGATAAATAGTGGGTTTTTGATATGTTTTGCATAAAGTTTGTGAAAAAATATACCATATATGGTATAAAATCAAGTAGTTTTACTTGACAGAAAAACATTGATAAATCAATATTTGTCAAATAATGGTGTTTAACATAATGGCTATTATGTTAACAATAAAACGTTATGCCGATGAATACAATATGCATGATTTTGTATAAACGAAATACCCCTAATTGACAAAAATTGCCCGTAGCAAGTCATTTTACACACGCACGAAAATTTTTCTTTTAATTCTCTACCATCCAAAAACGTTGATTTTTCAATACTTTTCGCACATTCACTCTACATTCAAAAAACGCCTATATTTCAACGTTTTTTTAACATAGATGCAATATTGCTCGTTTCTATTAAAAATAAATGTGCTTTGCCTATGATTACCTATCTAAAAAAATAAAATGAAAGGAAATGATGTATATGACGAATCTTCAACGGTTGCTTTTAGAGATTCAAGATATTGATTTAGATCAAAACGAATTAGCGATTTATCTTCAAGAAAATGGCTTAAATGCTCATGACGAATATAATCCTTCAAGTGCAACGAATAAACGCAATATATATAAAACTGCTTTATCAATTCTTGAATCAATTGCGAATAATCCATCTTTAATGAAAAACTACAAACTCGATGATATGACCGTTACTGATTTTCACGAAAATTTATTGAATCGTATTGATCAACTCGAACGAAAAATCCGTCAAATGAAAACGGATGATGAAGAGCAAACGGGTAATGTATTTATGTTGTTTAAGTGATAGCGTGACATGATGTAACGCTGTCGAGAACGTTATTTTAATGTAAGGAGGTCTACAAAATGAATCCTTTTACAATAGATAATTCAGATTTTCAATTTCTTCTTGATTCAGTCGGGGAAACGGTTATCATCGACAATGTATCGAAAAAATGTATTGTAAATAATGCAGAAATCGGCGATTATGAAGAAAAATATATTTATACTCTCGATTCAATCCAGCGTGGGAATCTTATTGTGTACAATGGAAAAAACTATCTAATTGTGTCTGATATTACAGAAGGTAAAATGTATAAGAAAGCATTAATGCGAAAAACGAATGAAACGATACATATTGAACAAACAGAACAACGGCTAATCGGCTATAACGACTTCGGAGAGCCGATATATGAAACGATTGTTGTAGCGAGTATAGATGTTCCGATTATTGTTGACAAATACACTTTCAAGATAGATGATTTTGCGCCAATTAGAGTGCCGGAAAATCAAATTATTGTCACGATGCAAAATAATGAAACGAATAAAAGTAAATTTACTGTAAATACGACATTTGAAGTGATGGATAAAACGTGGAAAGTTATTAACGTTGATTTAACAAGAACGGGATTGTTGATATTGACGTGTGAATTGAGTTAA